ATTTTAGCACGTCTGATGACTACCTTCGTTGAGAGGGTTTTGGAGCAAGCATGGCCTATGACCAAGGCCATGCTTTCTCCTGTTGCGGCCCTTTCGGGGGTCGCTCGTGAGGGGGAAGATTTAACTAATAGTGCTACTTCCATTGTGGGGTCTGTTGATGGCAGTCCCACAATTACTTCGGGTGATGGGTTTGCCACCACCACCTACCTCACCATGATGTCCACCATATGCCGGTCAGTGAAGAGCTGTGGTACGTACGGGTTATTTTACGGAATCACCAGTTATGTAGCCGCTGAGCTAACTGTCAAGCTTTGGTGTGGCATGCAGGGGGCAATAACACCCATCGGGACCCCTGCTCCCGAACCCATATCAGTAGCGAATGTTATTCACACTTATTTATTTGGTAATTTAGCCAGGTTAGTTCGTGGGTCTAGCGGGCTTGCAACGCTTCACCGCATGCTCAACCTCATGGAAAATGGGGACGATGATGCGGCTGAGAGGTTGCAGGCCCAAAGCAACAACAACGCTACCAGGTCAATGTTCAGAGCCACTAAATGGGCGTTGGCGTTGAATGGTGTTTATCCACGTCTCGGTCGGGTTAGATCCGCTGCCGAGGATATGGTAATCGCCATTCATGTCAACAAATTGTTTATGAATGGGTATGATGATTATGACTTGGATGGTAATGTTGTGCGTGGCTCCGGCCCGGTTCGACTTATTGATAGGTATAAGCTGCAGGGTAAGGTTGTTGAGATTTATTGGCAGATGGGCAGAGACTTGTCTGCTGAGGAGCTCAGAGATGGACGTGTTGATTTCGACATGTCCGGTCAGCCAATAAGTGGCGCGTTGACCGCGATGTGGGATTACTACATTCGCGGCATCGTGCCAACCAGGCACGCTTAGTGGTGCCCCGTTAGGCGGTCCGGGGTGGACACCAAAATTGATTCAGGGTGTTCACCAGAGATGACGGATCGGCCTGGCGAGGGTAGGGGTGGAAAATTTTTCCCGCGCAAGTACGTGTATTGTCGTGGCTTTGGCAGTGACGACCAGTTGTTTTGCCATAATAACAGCAAGGCTAATTTGGTCCGAGCCATACACGAACGCGTATTTCGCGTTTCCGGGGAGGGTGGGTTAGTGCTCCCCCCGAGGCCAAGTCCTGGCGTTTTCCACAGTAATTTGGAACACGTCCAGGAGATATTTCGTGAGCATTTCGTAGGACGCACTTATGCCCCGGCAACCGATAGCCAGTTTTTGGCAGGAGTTCCGGCAGCAAAACGTAAGGTCTATGCACGTGCTATTACGAGATATTATAGTGGTGGATTGCACTCCAGCCAATGTGGGGTGAGTGCGTTTGTAAAGTTCGAGAAACAGGTCAGCGATGATGCGAAGCCTGATCCAGCTCCTCGGGTTATCCAAACGCGGTCACCAGTGTACCACTACCGTCTTGGTCGGTATACTAGAGTGATAGAACATGAAATATATAAAGGATTAGATGGTTTATTTGGGGGTCCTACAGTTATGAAGGGGTACAACCCTGACCAGGTCGCAACACACATAGTTGAGGCTTGGAACTCGTTTAGCGATCCAGTTGGCATCCCGTTGGATGCCAGCCGGTTCGACCA